TATTAGCCATGATCTATAGTCGATGTTTAATATAAGGTTTTATTAAAGTCTTTGCGTCAGGATCCATTTTCTGAAATAACTCTGTTTCGCCTGTATCGCCTGATCCATAAGTTGAGAACGGACTATCTTTTCTTTTCCATAATCTAGATGATTGCAATAAGCATGCTTGTTTAATTGCGTCAGGTATAGCATTAAATCCCCATGTAGCCGTAATCTTAACATTTTTTACAATGTCAGGATCAAAACGCTCGCTAGATCTTTTATCTAAAATCACTAAAGTTTGATAAGGAATATCATTATCGCCTTCAAGATCAGTTACATTAATTGCCTTTAGATAAAAATCTGTATCGAGTGTGATTGTCTTGTTGTGTGATCCGTCGTCTGTTGTATCAAGTTGAACTATTAGTCCTGTAGTCGTAGCAATATCAGGAACATCTAAAATATAATGATTATCAGGTGTAAAGTATTTAACTTGTACGCTCTGACTTTTGTAAAAGTGTCTTCCTGTAATCTGATCAATAAGTCTAGAACTAGCATTTATAGCATTATCTATATTATTGTCTTGTGATGTTCCTGAAAGCCCGATCATATTTTTAAGATCTGTCTTATCTACATACTGATCGTGCGCCATTAGAACTACTTAGCTTTATTTTCAGAAGGTGCTTTAGCTTTTGCTTTAGCTTTATCTAATCCCCACTCTTTAGCTTGTAGATCAGATATTTCATCGCCTTTTTTACCAAGTAATTTACCTTTAGCCCACCCTTTAGGAAGACCGTCATTACCTTCAGCAACTTTTCCTTCTTCATTAATCCATAAATCTTTTTTAAGTTTCATTGTTTTCCTTTTCTTTGTTTGATCCGCACCCGCCGTATAAGACGAGTGCGACATCAAAACCATTATTAACTATCTATTAAAAGTTAGTTATTGAACAGAAAGCAGTAGCTCTATAGATAGGGAAACCTAATCTCATAGTAGCTTTCATCATGACTTTATCTTTTGTAAAGAAGTCATCATGGCTGTCAGACATGGAAACTTCAATTCCCTGTCTTGACACTATGTGAACTGCTTGTCCGCCACCAAAAGCACCAACTAAAGCTGTTCCTGCTGAAATAGCTGTTGTTGGAACTACAGGTACACCCCACATACTTGCTTGAGGTGCGCCATTGAACATACCTGCGCCAACAAACAAAGGTTGTAAAGCGCCTGAAGTTGTAACGGCGTTAGTTTCTGTTACTACATCGTACCAATCTGAAGGGTGCATAAGAATTGCGTCAGGCTCTACAAAAGCGTCTTTTCGGATTTCTGTTATAGCTTGATAAATTTGTCCAATTCTTTTTAGACTTCCTGAGAAAGATGAGTAATCAAAAGTATTAATTCCTGATTTGTTCAAGATACCACGAATAATTGGCGCTGATCCTGATCCACCGATTAATACATCGGACAATCTAAGTTCTAGCATTGTTCTTAATCTACTGTCTAGATATCCTTGTACTGCTGATACATCAGCTAACAATTCTTCTGTAACAGGAATAGAAACACCAAATTTTCTAATTTCTTCTGTTCTTTCTGTAAAAGCTAAAGCGCTTTCGCCCATAGCTGATCCTTCTGCTACTTCTGCACCGTTATTAGTGAAAGTAGTTTCTTCCAAATACTTGTATTGATACTGATCTGTATTGATTACATCAAAGAGATCTATAACATTAGCAGTTGGACGAGTTGCAGTAGGGACGATTAAATCATCTCTGACTACAGCAGGCGGATATCCGCTTTCAGTTAAAAGCGTTTTTGTTTCAGTTAATGGCGACCAATTAATATCAGACTTGATACCTTTTGCGCCGTCAGCTACATACGCTTGAAAAGCCTTACTTTCGTATAATGCTTGTCCAAGTGTCTTAGCTTTTTCTTCTACAGGAACTTCATTGAATACAGGTGCAGTAGTTTCTACAGCTTTTCCTTCTTCAATGTCGTTTTCTAATTGTGCTTTTTTGCTTTCAAAAACTTCTAGCTCTCTTACTTCTTTAGCCAATGCGTCAAGTTCTTCATTTCTAGCGATCCACTCGTCGCGCTTTTCAGCACCAACAGATCCTTCAATGTCTTTCACTTCTGCTAAGGCTTGCTCTCTAAGATCTTGAAGTTTTTGCTTTTTTTCGTTTAAGCTCATTTTCTTCCTTTTTATATATCGGCAGTTTCTGTTAAAACCGCCATTGTTCTTAGAAATAAGTCTTCATCTTCTTCAGTATTCTTAATCATGTCTTCTTCTTTTACGCCCGCGTCTAATAGATCATTAAGATCTACATAAGCGTCGTGTAAGTCTTCTACAAGATCATGAATAGCTGTAGATGATTTCTCACTTAGTTTCTTTCCTTTTTCTAGGCGTATAGATGTAAGCTCTTGCGCCCTGTTGATTACCGATTTTAAAGTGTTACGCACTTCTTCAATTTCTTCAGTAAATCTTTTTCCTTCTGTCTTTTGTTCTTTGACAGCTAGGGTATGAGTGTTTTGATTAGCACCAACTAGGACGGGGCTAACTTCCCATACTTTTAAACTTTTTAGATAACGAACTTCAATATCTTCTAGTCCGTCTTTTTTAAACATACCATTTTCACTATCTAGCACTTCGTACCCGAACGACCATTGTTGTAGATCGCCCATAGCTTTTACAGTTTCATACGCGTCTTTTCCGCGTTGGGTGTCCATAATAAATTGACCTTTGAAAACTGCTTGTCCTTCTTCTTCTACAATCTCGCCACGACCAATAACATCTTTCCAATCGTGTCCCCAAACCATAGCAACGCCTTTATCGCCGTAACCTGATTTAATAGATTGCGGAAGAACGACATCGCCGTCGCTGTCCACTTCGTTAAATACTGAAAATACTGCTTTAACAGATCCTTTCTCGCCTTCGTCTGTTAGAAGAGATATATTTTTAAATTGTCTTTCCATTTCAAGCCTTCCTAGTAATTCTCTTGTTATGATAAATAGTAGTACACCTACAATTCACAATCAATTCAACGGGTGCGCCGAATTTACTATCTGCGGGATAGTCCATTTTATATCCTAACACATTAAACTGACCTGACATAGCAACTCGCTGATTATCTACTAACCTATGTGCGTCCCTGACTTTTCCGTCCCTTCTTGTTAGCCAAGATTTTTCTAATTTTAATCCTGTCTTCTTAGCGCCCTGCTCTTGTCCCCATTGTGATAAAGCTAATCCTTCTGTTCTAGCAATCTTACTTGCGTCCCCTAACATGCGTTTAGTTAAACTTTGTGATAATTCATTAGCTACATAATCATCTAGATCAGTTCCCCTTAGCCCTAATGCTCTTCCTGCGTCTAAACTTTTTCTAAGTGATCTGTTTACTATTTGCTTTCTAGTCTTTGACATCTCAGGAAACAAAGTATTTAAACGATCATTAACAAATCCAATAGCGTCTGAATTTCTAGAAAGATTTTCTAAAGGGATCTGAACGCCCCGTGCTGATCTAAGCGGATAAAATCCTTCGGTAACTACTTCTCTTGTAGGCTTTCTTCTTCTTTGTCTTCTGATAGCTTGATCCTGTTCTTCTGTAAATTGTGATTTTATATTTTCAGGAAGTAGTGTTGCGAACTGATAGTAATAATAATCTGTCATCATAGAAAGATATAGATCATAGATATCAGATTTCCAATTCTTAGTATTCTGATCTATTAAGTAATCTACAACACCGATCAGACCTGCTTGTCTGACAGTATTATTTTTAATGTAACTTAAAATATCTTTTCTTTGACGATCTAATAACTTGTAGTACTCAACTGCTAAAGCATAATCCCAATTTTTAAGAAGATCATTAAACTGCTTATATAAAATATCTTTTGTTTCTTCGCTTTCAAACCTGCTAGCTAGTTCTTCTCTTTCAATTTCTTTAAGTAAGTTTCTTCTTCTTACTAACTCAACAGCTGATCTAGCTTTCTCATCTCTCTTGTTCATAGCGCTGACTAATTTGTTAGACCACCTGCGACCTTCATTTCCGCCCCAAAGTTCCCACGCGATTACGCCGTTAGTAGCGCGATCGGTACGACCTGCAAGAAAATCCCTGCTATCTTCTGTTTCTAGATCTACTGCATGTCTAGGAAAGTATCTAGCGATCTTTCTAACTTTTTCAGGACTAGCTTTTGTATTGTTAACTAAATATCTTGCAGTACCTAGACCAACAGAAGTACCACCACGACCAAACTTCTTTCTTAGATCCAAGCCGTATTGCGCTCTTTTCTTTACACCTTTAGGGATTGTAAAGTCTAAATCGTCATATAAACCTTTTTGACCTTTTGAAGAATTAGGGTGGTTACTTGGAAGAAGATCAGTATCAAAAGGCTTGTTAGGAAATTTACCTGTCCTGAGTGCTGTCATAAAGGCTTTACATCTCGCTAACGCCCATTGATCAGAATTAGTTACACTTGGACGAACACTTGAAGGATTTGTATTGTATGCACCAACACCCCTTCTAAAAACTTGTCTTAACATACCGATTGTTACTCGATACTTAGGATCTTTCTCGTTATGTTCTTTTACATAGTTTTTTAATATTTTTTCTATGCGGGCTGATAGCTTAGTTTCAATCTGTTTCATTTATGCGCATTTCATATTCTTCATGCGTACTACACGGCATATAAACTAAGTTACCGTCTTGATCATGCGTATGAGTTCCTGAACAGCCTAACTCTTCTGCTCTTTCTCTAGCTTGATCAACATTGTCAAAAACATCTTTAGATATTTCGGCTTTAAGATCTAGATCATCTTCGTATTGACTTTCCCCGAAACGATGTATCTGCGCCAATCTACTTTCTGCAAGATCTCTAGTTGGATAACAACCGAAAGATCTTGTTTCAGTTTCGTTATAAACGCAATAGATTTGCTTTCCGTCTTCTTCTTCTACTTTTATAATCTTATGTTCTAAATCTTTTTCATTAACTTCTAATAATGAAGGACTTGCTAACTCTATTTCTTCGATCTGTTCTTCCTGATCAGGCTCTTCAGTTTCTTCTTCTACTTCTTGTACTTCTTGAACTTCATCTTTACCAACTTGAATAAGCATGTTTGATCTAATGTAATATTCATCTTCTTCACTTGTAGGAAGTCCAACTGCTCTTCTTGCGTCGGCTACTGTAGCCCAACCACCCTGCACGGCGCTATTCATACGAGTATAAACCTGATCTGTGTCTTGTTGTAATGCTCTAATATCTTGAAGATCATAAGTACAAGTTAAGTTCTCTGAATTAATAAAGTCTGTTTTAAGTAATTGATTTTCAAACTCTTGTGCTACTTGTCGCCATAAAGGGATTAGAGTATTTTCAGTAAAAGTTTCTCTAAGCTCTTTAGCATTAGAAAAAGTAGATCTATCTAATCCAATTTTTAATCCTGCAAGAATTGCAGGTACACCAAGTACAGCGCTGATCCTGCTTTCAGGTACATTTCTTAAAGTTCCTATATCAAGATCTTTAGGACTAAAAGATAATGTTTCTACTTGCATAGATCCTGACAAGATTAATGGCGATCCTTTTTGTGATCCACCAACCTTACGCATGTAAGTTCTTTGGATCTGATCAGCGTCTTCTTCTGATAACATATATTCATCTTTAGGACTTATGATCACGGAAGGAACACCCATATTAGCAAGCAACGCAGTTCCTAACTGTCCTGCGCTTTCATCGCCGTAAATCTCTCGTAAAACTGTTTTAAGTGGTGCGAAACCTTTTTTATGATCATCAGGATCAATACCATTTCTAATATGGATAATGTCTTCAATGTTAAATAAGACTTTTTTATTTTTTATTTCATATTCATATCCTGTTATTAATTGTTCACTATTTCCAACAGGTGTAACATATTGCGGGATCAACGGGTGTAACCCTATGACTTGTCCTGCATTATTTTTTTGTTTCATTAAGTAAGCGTCCCCTGTTACATGGATCGAAGTCATCATGTAACTTCCTAAGACATCGCCTGTCATGTAAGGATTAGGCTTTTTAAGTAAAACTTCTAAAGGGTGGTTAGGGACATATTCCTGATCGCCTTCTTCTGTATATTTATTAACAACTAATCTTCCTTCAGAAAAGGATCTAGATAAGACACCTAAGCAAGCTACTACGGCTGAATTACTAGCACCATTACCAAGATTGTTAACATCGAACATACCTGCTTGAGTATTGTAACCCTGAATATAGCTTGATGATGTAACAGGATAGTCGTCAGCGAAAAAGTTATATCTTTTTCTATCTGCGCTTGTTGCTCTTCCGAATATTATGTCGGATAGTTTTCTTCTCTCTTCAGCCAATGTTAAACCTTTCTAATGG